GCTACTACCAGTGGGGTCCCGAAGGACCCAGCCAGGGAGACTTATCCCCCAATCCCAATTACGGGAAGTTATACCACGGGATGAGTATTGGTTTCACCCTATATTGCTCTCCCCTCACGGGGTTGACTCTTATAGGCTCACCATCATCGGGGAAGAACCCCCAAAGGAGGTCCAACGGGCGTTTATTAAGCGCCTTGATGAGGAGGCCAACGGAACGATAAGCGTAATCATGGAGAGGCATGGTTGTTAAAACCCAAGCCTTCCAATGTTCCGTCCCATTCGGATCGGTTCTGGGTAAACACTGATCAAAATAACCGATCAATGCCCCATCACCAAAGCCGTCAGGGATACGAGGCTTCTGCCACTTCCGTGGAAGCACTCTGCAGCACAGATCGCGAAACATTGCGATTCGTAGCTGGTTCATTGGTGACAAAATGTTCGTATTCCGTCTACGCCACCTTTCGATGTTGTTCAGGAACAAGAACACGTCAGTCACACGCTTCACAGGGCCGCGGACAAAGAACGGCGTCACATCCGCCCCGAGATAGTAGTGGTTACCACAGCTCTCTCGGAACCCATAACCTGCATACGACTTATCCTGGTTGATTTTGAAACCAACCAGCTTCAGCACGTGTACAAGCATTGGGTAAGCAGCTATAGGGCATATGATATCATCCCCGTAAACTGCTATCGGACGTGGTTCGTTCAGAACACGAGAAACAACCGCCTTCGTCAGAGCCCAGAAAATCAAGGACTCTAGTTCAAAGGTAAAGCCATTTCCCATACTGCTGAACTTCTGATAGTAGTGCAAACCTGTCCCCAATCCAGGCAATGCCCAGGTTGGAGCCAGATTAACACACTCATCAGGAAGAACGCCATAAGGAGAACGCACCTGCTCTAGTGCGCGTAACCAGTCTGGCGGTAGGAGCATGCGAACAACACCAGTAGAAACGGTGTCAGATGCCATGCTCAGATCGAGGCAAGCGTAGCTGTCCTCGACACTGTGTGTATACCTTGCGTCATTCTCGCTACCCAGGCGTGCAAATTCCTGGTTACGAGTTTGATCATCAAGATTCACACCGAACCGTTTAAGCCTCTCGCGCATATAGCCACCAAAACCCTTCTGAACATACATGTTCAAGTCGGGTTCAGTGCCAATGATACGATCGGTTTTATCGTTCTTCGGAACGGTACCAACAACATTGCCAGGCACGAGATGTACCTGGTCTTCAAATGGGTGCTCCAAATTGAAGCATTCTCGATACCACGGTGCGTTGTGTTGCACAGCAGCACGAGCCCATACAATGTTGTTACTAGTTGTGTCAGGCCTGGGCCTGTATTTGTAAGCACTGTCCCCTTTCCGTCGCGGCAAACTTGTCGTGCTGCCCGGTCCATGACCGAAATGCACAGCCAGTCTGTCTGCAACTTGAGGGTTAAGTGCCCCGTTTTCCATGAAAAGCCGACCCAAAACAGCCCTGATATGACGACGAGCGTCGTCTATGATATCAGGGATCTGTCGTTGGACCGACCATGTGCTGCGGTTAGCTGCAGCACACATGGATTCAGCCTCCCAAAACCGCTTGTAGGCCGTCTGCTCCCGTTCCAGCGAGGATTTCTTGTCCCCGCTGGAATATTTCGAAAGCAGAGAGGCCGACAGATAATCACAGGAGTAAGAAGCTACCCCTTTCTCATCCGTCGCCATATCTCTAACAAGATCGTGAAAAGCCGCCACCATCGGGTGGCACGATCCGATTTGAGCGTAATCGTTGGCAGGTCGTCCGGTAAGGACTGCTGCGTCTCGACAGAATGCGTCGCACTCTGTATCCGAGGTTCGGATATTACAGTTCTGGTCTTTCGACTCGATGTTTTCTTTCGAGTCATCGCGTCCCCTTGTCAGTACATGACTTGGATTGGAGGGAGATACAGTAAAGCGAGTAGGCCTATTAGGGCCAGTACACTTGCGAGCCATAGGGTCACCATAATGGTTAGCAGCCCAACTCCTTTTAGGGAGCTGGTGAGCAGAGTGGAACGATTCACATTAGTACGACGGGTCAAGGTCTCGGATTTGGTTGCCAAGGGCAGCCGCAGCCAAAACCTTTTCCACGTACGCACGGACTGTGTTTCGTTCTTCCGTAGTAGCGTTTGGGTGGAAGTTCATTCGCACCTCAGCGCTACTGTACCGGACCACTTGCTCGTTACCGTAGGCGTCCGTAATCACTTCCGGAACGACAATGGCGATTTTCTCACGATGGACTGTGAGTTTGCCAGCTGCACGCTCGGATGTACGACGGATAGTCGCCCAACCAGCAGGGGTAACGCCAACACGTTCCTCCCACAAACCGCCATTTGGAATGCGGCCAGC